TGAAAAAAAAAAAAAATACATCGTATAATGAAGTATTAATTATAATTCACGAAAGAATTAAAAAATCATCATTAAAAGAAAGATATAAATTAATTTATGAAGTTCCCGAGTATATTTTTGGAGTTCCCTCTTATAATTTAAATAAATGTCTTGCATATTTAATGAAAGAATTAAGGACTAATGGATTTTTAGTTAAATATTATTTTCCTAAAATATTATATATTAGTTGGGACCCAGTAGAAATTACAAATTATAAACAAGAAAAGAAATTATATGAAAGAAAATTTAAAGATTTAAATAAAGATGTAATGAGAATTTCTAATAAACCAACACATAGTTCTAATTTTAACAACTTAGAAGATAAGAATAATATAGAAGGTTTTTTTGAAAATCAACCAAATATATCAGAACCTACTACAACACAACATACTTCATCTGTATTTAAACCTATTCTTAACTATGACCCTAATACAATACCAACTTATAATTATTATGCATATTCTTCATTAAATAATAATTTAGTAAATGAAGATTTTTATATTAATGATAAACATAATAGTAATAATAGTAATAATAGTAATAATATCACTAATATTAATAGCAATGATATTGATAATTCATATCTTAAAACTCCCCAACATTTACAAAATGTTCAATTATTAAAAGATAAAAGACATAAAGAATTAGATAAAAATATGAATTATCAGAAAAATATAATTGATTATTATACCAATGATATAGAGACTGAAATTCCCTTTAAAAACTCTATTAAAAAACATAATAGTAAGGGGAAATTTATATTAGATTTAAGTTGATAAAATTAAAAAATTAATATTTAAGTTATGTTTTTAATAATAAAAAATATTTATTAATATTAAATGTCAGCTTATGCTACAATTACTGATGCATATGGAAAAGATTTTAATAAAAAAAAGAAAAAAAACAAAAAGGGGAAAAAACAATCTGCATGTCATTTTTATGCTCAAAGATATTCAAAATCTCAGAAAGATGCAGAACCCTTTAATTTAGGTGGATTAGATAGCGATATGGTGTATTCTAAATACGATAAAAATTCACCTGATAAATCATATGATTTATATTCTAATAGACAGGACTTTATTAAAGCTAATAAAGATAATTTAAAAGACTGTAATATTGAAGAAGAACAAGATTATTTTGATAAATTATATGCAGACCATGATTTTAAACCTATGATCAGTAGAGATGGTGATAATTTAATGAATATCCAACCTACCGAATATGAAGAGATTAAATTTGATAATACTATTAATAGAGGTATTAAAAGTTCGGTAAATCTTGATTTAAATTATGAATCAGATGATGATGATACTGAAAGTATTGGAACGAGTTTAGAAGCTAAAGCAGGAACTGAAATGGAACCTGAAATGGAACCTGAAATGGAACCTGAAATGGAACCTGATATGGAACCTGAAATGGGTAGGGGGTCTAAGGTCGGTATGGCGTCTAAGGTAGGTAGGGGGTCTAAGGTAGGTAGGGGGTCAAAGGTCGGTAGGGGGTCAAAGGTCGGTATGGGGTCTAATATAGAACTAAGTTCTAAAGATATGAAATATGAAAGTGATAAAAATTATATGGATTTAGGTTTATATTTAATAAGTGGCATTTTACTTATATTTATTTTAGAACAATTTGTTCAAATCGGATTAATGATGAGAAATACAAATAGTGTATATGGTGGAACTCATGGTGGTAATAGTGGAACTAACTATTATAATGATTATACACAACCTATGATGTATCCCCCACCCAATCAACAAATGAATTCACAAATGTATAATCCACAAATGTATAATCAAGTGATGCAAACTAAAAATTTTAATGAATAAATTTAAAAATATATATATATATATATATAATTTTGTTTAAAATATATTATTTATTAACATTAAATAAATAATGTATGATTTAAATTCATTAGATAATAATAAACTTTTGGCCGGTATTTCAATAGTAATGCTTAATATTGGTAGTAGATATTTAGTATTAGATTTAAGTGAAAATACAAAAGAATTATTACAATTAAGTATTATTAGAAGAATAACTTTATTTTGTATTTTCTATTTAGGAACTAGGAGTTTTAAAATGTCTATTTTATTAACAGCAGGATTTGTTATTATAAGTAGTGGTCTATTTAATGAAAAATCTAAATTTTGTGTTTTACCAATTAGTAGTAATAAAAATAATGAACCAAAAAAACTAATAACTATGGAAGATTATAAAAAAGCATTAGAAACAGTTAATAATTACAATAATATATAAATAAAATATTTAATTATTATAAATAAGAATGATACCTATATTAAATTTTGTAGCAATTGTTTTATTAATTTTTGTAACTTCTCTTATTTTTATTGATATGTATAATATTAAACAATATATGGAAACAAATGAAAATCAATTAGTTAGTCTAGTTAGTGATATTAATTACAATAATGATATTTTTAAAGAAAAACTCAAACTAATATAATCAGAAAAAATGAAATCGAAATAAATTGATTTAAACAAAAAACGATTAATTTTTTATTAAATGGAATTTGTTATAGAAAAAATAGACAAATTAGATTTTAGCCAACCTCTTGCTTTTAAAACAATTAGAGATAGAACTAGAGAACATGGTAAACGACATAATAAAAAATTAGTATTAGCAACATTAAAAACATTTGAAAAATATCAAAAAGTTAAACCTCTAGAAGTAGGATGTGGTAAAAAATTTCTAAATGTTTGGAAAAGAGTTTAAAATATATAGAATATATTTTTTATAAAAATAATTTTTTTAATTTTAATAAATTTTTTATTAAAATGATACTTAATTGGAGTAAGCAAGACCACCCATACCCGACATAACACGAAGAACATTGTAGTTAACAGCATAGATTGTTAAAGCTTGAGCAGTACCAGAGATAACTAATTTAGCATTATCAATTCTGGAGAAATTGCAAGTACCTGAGGGTTGGTGCTCTTCGGGTTTGAGAGCAAAGGAATAGACATTAACTTTCTTGCTAAATGTAGAGCATCTGGATAGAGGGTCTTGGAGACGAGCAACAATTGATATTGATACCATATCATCAGCAGCAGTACCTACTACAAATGCAGTAGCAATTGCATCATTATCATCTTCTAATTCTACACCTATATTCCAACCATTAGTTTGAGAAGCAACACTTGTAACTTGAACTACAACATTTCTACGTCTAGCACCTGTTGCAATTTCACTATGATCTCTAATTTCAACATCTAGTAAATCTCCTACTTTGGGATAATTTGAGGCAGCTGTACTTGCAATAAAATTAGTTCCAATTAATAGAGTAAATGTTGTTTTTGTTCCAACAGTTGCACTTACAGTGTTATGAAGTGTGGCTACAAGAGCTCCAGTTGCTGTTCCTGCGTCTCTATAAGCAATTACTTTAGGTTGAACCATTAATGGTCTATCACTCATTGGAATATTCGCACCAGGAACAGCAGTGTGATGGTCCATTGGTTGGCGAAGTTGGAAGTATTCTTCTTCTTGAGCAGCAAAGCGGTCGTGACCATTAAGTTGAAGTTTGGCAGTATCATATGAATTTGTAGCAACAGAAGTCCATATAAGTTCTTTAACTGGATGATTGAAATTTAGTTTGTGATTAGTAGTAGAAGATGATTCTTCTCTTTGAAGTTGTTCAATAAGATATTCATGAGATACTTGAGCAAAACGGCGACGTTCATCAGTATCAAGGTAGATATAGTCTGCCCACAGTTTTACACCAGCAGTTCCAAAAACGGAACCAAGTGTCATTTTAACTTTAACTTCATGATACTGAAGAGCAATAAGTGGAAGAGCAAGACCTGGGTTACGACAAAACCAGAACTGAAGAGGAATTTGTACCATTCCTACACCAGTAGTCCCAGATTTATTAAGAGCATGTGAAAGAGCACCAGTCATATTTTTGTAGGCAAGTGCTTTAGAATCAGGTGTGGAAAGTTCAGCCCAAACTTGCATCCATTCTTTGTAGTGTCTGTCAATTCTTTGACCACCAATTTCAATATCTACTTGTTCAACAATGTCATCACCATTAGTAATTGCAGCAGTTGATGATGATACGTACATTTTCCCGACAAGGTCTCCATTACGAGATACGGTGGCAGTAACAGAGGCACCATTTGAAGGAGTACCCGAAAGGGTTTGTTCTACACATTCCATTGCGAAGTTAGTATGTCTTCGGTATACGACTTTGAAGAAAGTAATCTGAGGATTACCGGTAAGATAGATATCCTGTGCGCCATAAGCTACGAGTTGCATTAGTCCTCCTCCCATTGTTTTATATAATATAATGAGAAAATAATTTATAATAAATTAAACCCATTTATTATAAATTAAAAAATTATTCTAAGAGATATGTGAAATTATTTTCTCAAAATAATTTATAATAAATTAAACCTATTTATTATACTTCTACAATATATTACTATATTTTTTGTTTCTATCTTAGATTTATATTCACCATCATTACAAAGTAATATTGAATAATTATCAGTCATTTTATTCCAGATAATTATTTTTAAAATAAATTTTTTTCAAATTTTAATTTTTTTATAGTAATTGTAAAATTACTATAATTTAATTTGAGTAAGCAAGACCGCCCATACCCGACATAACACGAAGGACGTTGTAGTTGACAGCGTAGATGTATAAAGCATCAGTTGGTGATTTAAGTTGAGCGTTATCAATTCTGGAGAAGTTACAAGTTCCGGATGGTTGATGTTCTTCTGGTTTGAGAGCAAACGAATAAACAGCAATTGAGTCATTCGCTTTACCAGCACCGACAGCCGCAGGGTTAAGACCACCAGGACCTGTATGATGCTGCCATACTTGGACACGAGTAAAGTATAATGAATCTCTTTCAGCAAAACGGTCATGACCATTTAATACTAGTTTATAATTACCTGTTGCAGGGGCCGCAATTGTTCCGGTAGTTGTTGCCCATCCACCAGTCCATACTAGTTCTTTAACTGGATGATTGAAGTTTAGATCATGAGAAGTTGAAGAACCAGAATCAGTAAACTGAAGTTGTTCAATTAAATATTCATGAGATACTTGAGCGAAACGTCTACGTTCATCAGTATCAAGATAGATGTAGTCAGCCCAAAGAGATGCAGAAGTTGGATCAGAATTAGCCTGACTACTGAATGTAATAGATACTTTAACCTCGTGGTATTGAAGAGCAATTAAGGGAAGAGCAAGACCTGGATTACGACAGAACCAGAATTGTAAAGGTACAAATGCTTTTACAACACCTCCTACTGCATCAACACCTCCCATACATGCCATATTTTGAAACTTAGTACCAGTTGTAGCAGCTTGAGCGCCTACTGTTGCTCCTGAATTAGGTTCAGTAAGTTCAGCCCAAGTTTCAAGCCAATGACCATAATGTTTATCAATCTGTTGACCACCAATTTCACATGTAATTTCGTTTAACATTACTGCTCCTCTATTATTCATAGTTGTTCCAGTACCATTCATAGCAGCTTCAACATACATGCGTCCTACAAGGTCTCCATTTCTGGAGATGGTGGCTGTAACTTTATTTCCTAGAGCAACAGTTCCGTTAAGGGTTTGTTCAACAGATTCCATTGCGAAGTTAGTGTGGCGTCTGTAGACCACTTTGAAGAAGGTAATCTGGGGATTACCGGTAAGATAGATATCCTGTGCGCCATAAGCTACGAGTTGCATTAGTCCTCCTCCCATTATTTTATACTATATACAAAGAAAAAAAAAATTTATAAATTAAATTAAAATTAATTTTACGCAAAATTTTTTATAAAATTAAACCCAAAATTTAACTAATATCTATATAAGGATTTGTTAATTATTTCTTGTTATATGATTAATGATACTATTAAAACAAAATCTAAAGAGAAGAAAACAAAAAGAAGATATAATTACGAAAAAACCAATAATACTTTAGATACTTGTCATGAAAAAACTTTAGAAACATTTAATAAAAAATATAATAGTATTAATTCTCTAGAAAAAGAACTAAAGAAAATAAATAAAAATATTAAGAATGAAAAAAATGAACAAATTTTATTTGATTTAAAAAAAAAAGAAATTGATATAAAATATAATATTTCTAATATAAAATCTAAAAGTGAAGAAATAGATTATTTAACAAAAACTTCTGAAATTTTGTTTAGTTATTATGATTCTATAGAGAATAATGATAATGTATCAAAAGTAAAGAATATTAATATTATTGATTTTTTTAATAATAATATTAAAAATATTAAATCTAATCAAGATCTAAATCGTTCAGATTTATTGGAAAATTATTTAGCATGCACAGATAATAATTATATAAATAATGATTTAACTTGTGAAATAGATAAATGTTATTATTGTAATTCTAAGAATATAAATGAATTAAGTCATGATGGAATACTTTTTTGTAATGATTGTAATACTGTTGAATATATTATTACTGATAATGAAAAACCTGGTTATAAAGAACCTCCTAAAGAAATTTCTTATTTTTCTTATAATCGTATCAATCACTTTAATCTCATTGGAGTGAAAGAGGAAGCATTAAAAGTGTCTAACTTCCTAGTATTAATAATATTTTATTAATGCAAGACAACCTCGTAGCGGGAATCTCCTTAGAGCCTTAACTACTACTTTATATTGGAAACTTTATAAAGGAACACGGTTAATTACCGTAGCCAATAGTAAAAATGTTAAGGATTGGACAATCCGCTTACCAGTATCTAAGTTCGCTATAATAGAATATGATACGGTGTCAGAGACTGAACGGGTGTCGGTTCTCTATGAAGTTTTAACTAAACTAAGAGTGCTTAAGGTACAGTCCGACCTATAATGAAAGTTATAGGATTTCGCAATGAATGGGTATCACAATCGCAAGGTAAGGAAACAACTGATATACCTGAAGAAATATTTGATAAAATATTTATGGAATTAAAAAAAAATAAAGTTTCTAATATGGCAACTCTTAATTATGAAAAAATAAGAGCTATATTAAAAAAAAATAAAATAAATAAATATTACGAACACATACCATATATTCTAAATAGAATTACTGGTAAATCTACTCCACAACTTACACCAGAATTAGAAGAAAAATTACGAGGAATGTTTAAAGAAATACAAGGACCCTTTATAAAACATTCTCCTAAAAATAGAAAGAATTTTCTAAGTTACTCTTATGTATTACATAAGTTCTTAGAAATTCTAGAAGAAGATGAATATATAAAGTATTTTCCATTATTAAAGTCTAGAGAAAAACTTTATCAACAAGAATTAATATGGGAAAATATATGTGCCGATTTGAGTTGGCAGTTTATTAAAAGTATATAAAATTTATCTAATAATTTCAGATGAAGAAATGGGATTATCATTTTATCCGCAATGATAAGTGCAACCTACAAAACAAGCTATATATACTGGCGAACCAGCTATTGAATAATACTTCCTCCCATTTATTAAAAATTATATATATAATTTTTATATAAAAATAAATCTAAATATTTTTTATTAAATTTATCTGCAATAATAAGTAAACCTACAAAATACCATAATTATTTAAAATTGTAAAGATTTTTCTAAGTTATTCTAAAGATTTTTCTAAGTTATTAGAAATTCTAGAAGAACATAAATATATAAAATAAGTGTGTTTTAAAAAATATAATAGTTAATTTACTTGACTGGGAACCCAACAAGATTTGCTCCTACACCAAGACCAGCACCAGTTCTAGCACTCGTTCCTACGGAAGGAGCAAAGAGGTCAAGTAGGGAGAAAGTTGCTGCTGCAACAAGACCAAGACAGATAACATCCATCATATCACTTTTGCGACCGGGCATAACCCAAGCAGCAACCGCTACTACTAAACCTTCTACAAAATATTTAAGCATACGTTTAACAACTTCTCTAACATCTAATCCATTCATTTTTATACTATATATAGATAAAAAAAATTTAATTAAATTATTTAATTTAATTAAATTTTTTATTAAAAAATCCATTTAAAAATTATAAAACTTATATATTATATAAAAATGTCTAATAGTGTTATACCTGTAAGTGAATGCGATTATCTTGAAGAAGATTCTGAAATTCGTGGGCAAAAATATTGTTGTCTATCATTTTTGTCTCCTGAAAAACTGTTAGATGATAAAAATGTTTTTACATTTACTAAATTTACAGAGAATTTTTGTAAAGATGTAAATGAACTTTTTCATAATTTGAAAGAAAAATATCCAGACGACGTTGATGGTTTTCAAGCAATTGCAGATAGATATCGTTTTCTATTTAATAAAAAACACATGCAAGATGAATATCGATATTTTATGGAGGAAAAATCAGAAGAACTAAATAAAGACTTTAGTGATACAGTAGAATATCAAACAAATGTCAGAGGTATTAAAGTTAGAGGTTCATATGATTCTTTAAGAGAAGCACAAATTAGAAGCGAAGTTTTAAAGAGAAAAGATAAAAATCATAATATTTTTATTGCACAGGTTGGATGTTGGTGTCCGTGGGATCCATGTGCTGACCAAATTGACGATCAGCATTATGGCGAGGATCAATTGAATACTCTAATGAAAAAGTATAGAGAAAACCAAACACAAAAAGACGAAGTATTTGATGAGAGAAAAGATGAAATGTTAGAAGCACAAAAAAATAAGAATATACTTACTGAAGAAAATAATAAGAATATTGAAGCATCTCCGCCAAATGAGGAAGATGTTAAAGATAGTGTTAATGAAGTATTAGACGGTGTTGAAAATACGGTAGAAGATATTTCTAAAACTGTAGTAGATATTTCTGATGCTGTAGAGGATGTTGTTAATACAGTAAGTGATATTGAATCTGGTAATGTTGTTGCTGGTTCTAAGGATATTGTATCAGATGTTAAGGATGTTAAAAATGTAGTAGATGATGTAGAAAAAGTAAAGGAAGATTTAAAAGGAGAGGTAAATGTTATTAGTTCTAGTGGAATTGCAGAAGATAATACAATAGAAGATAATTTTAATAAAGATACAAGTCCAGAAGTAAATGACAAAGTATTTAATAGTGAAGACCCATGGATTCAATCTAAAGGTGTATATGTAGATAATATTAATTTAGGAAGCATTGATTAATAATTTTATAATAAAATATTAATTTATAATAATAATGAAGTTGTTAATAATACTTATGTTTTTTTTTGGAATAATATTAATTATACATGGCATTTATGAAGAAAAATTTAAAAAAATAAAAGATAATGTAAAAATACAATATAGATTTGTTCCTCGTTCCTATTATGATGAACAAATTTTTTCTAATCAATTCTCTTCTAAGTTTAGTAATATTTTTGACGAAGACCAAGATGAATGGTCTGCAAATCAAAGAAGTTTTACACCCTATAATATTGATGATAAAACTGATAAAAAATTAACAAAAATGTTTGGAAGTGAATATACACAGTATGGATTATATGATGAAAAAGATTTAAATAATGTTTTAAAAAAAATTAAAGATTTGACTGAAGATGATTTTAGAAAAATATATGGTTCTAATGCAGAAAAAAAAGATTTTGTAGATGTTTATGGAACTACTGCTAAAAATATTATCAAAAAATATTATGATAATGAGTATATAAATAGAATTAATGAATCTAAAATAGATGGTGGTGATGATGATGGTAGTATAGATGCCGGAACCGGAACCGGAACTGGTGGTGATGATGATGGTAGTATAGATACCGGAACCGGAACTGGTGGTGATGATGATGGTAGTATAGATACCGGAACCGGAACCGGAACCGGAACCGGAACTGGTGGTGATGATGATGGTAGTATAGATGTCGGAACCGGAACTGGTGGTGATGATGATGGTAGTAGTAGTGATGATGATGGTAGTAGTAGTGAT